CTAGTATGGAATATAATGATAATAATTTAATTTCAGAAAGTCAATAAAAATATTTTCCATTTGGATATATTTATGATAATAAACAAAGAAAAACTAATTTAAATAATATGGCTGATTTATTGATGAAAATGCCGATTCCTTATGAACCGAAAAGACAAAACCGATTCATTTTAAGGTTTCCATCAAGTTTAGGGATTAATGAATGGTTTGTAGAGTCTACATCAAGACCACACATTACCATTGCAGCGACGGAAATACCGTTCTTAAATACTTCAACTTATGTTGCTGGTAGATTCAACTGGCAAACAATTAATGTAACATTTAGAGACCCAATTGGTCCTTCTGCATCACAAGCTCTTATGGAGTGGGTTCGTTTACATGCTGAGTCTGTAACAGGTCGTATGGGATATGCAGCGGGTTATAAAAAAGATATTGACCTTGAAATGTTAGACCCAACAGGAGTTGTTGTTGAAAAATGGATTCTTTACGGAACATTCTTAACAGATGTAAACTTCAATGCGTTGGCTTACAATACAGACGCGTTAGCAACAATCACTGCGACACTTCGTATGGATAGATGTGTACTTGTTTACTAATATAGTAATAGAATAGTCTTTCTATTTATAAAAAATTAATACTAATTATATTTAACCGTAAAGAACATAAACTTTACGGTTAATTTTTTATATGGATAATCAATCAAAAGAATACGGACAAGCGAATTTTACGCTACCCCACGATGTGGTACCATTACCATCTCAGGGAGTCTTTTACAAAAACAAGAAAAAATCTATCAAAGTCGGTTATTTAACCGCTAATGATGAGAATTTATTAATGGCGGGTGGTGACGGAATGACTCAAAATCTTTTAAGAACCAAAATTTACGAACCAGATTTACGTGTTGAAGATATGTTAGAAGGTGATGTTGAGGCAATACTTATCTTTTTACGAAACACTGCTTTTGGTCCTGAAATGGAGTTAACGCTTACTGACCCTGGTACACGAAAACCTTTTAAAACTACGGTTGCTTTAGACCAACTATCAATCAGTCAAGGACAACAACCTAACGAGGACGGTACTTTTATTACCACTTTACCAAAATCACAAAATACCATTAAGTTAAAACCAATGACTTATGGTGAAATTTTGGAAAATCAAAGAATTGCAGACACTTACCCTGCAGGTAGAGTTGTACCAACAGTTACATTAAGACTTCAAAAAGAAATTATTGAAGTTAACGGGATAACCGATAAAGGCGAAATCGCAAAATTTATTGAGTCGATGCCAATCGCGGATTCAAAATTCATACGAAAATTTATGAATGATAATGAACCAAGATTAGATATGACACGCACAGTTACAACCCCATCAGGAGAAAAACTTACAGTTAATGTAGGATTTGGGGTTGACTTTTTTCGTCCTTTCTTCTGATTATAGGAAAAGTCAGCTCGATGAATATTACTATTTGACTACATTATTACACATAGGATACCAAGATTTTTTAATAATGCCTCTTTTTATGAGGAAATATTTACTAGATAAATGGATTGAAGATAATAAAAAGGACTGAAAACTCAGTCCTTTTGTATTTATAAATAACTAATACAATTATAATATGGCAGATAATACAGAAGACGGATTTTTAAATGAGATGAAAGATGCTACAAATTTCTCAGCTAAAGAATTTGAGTATGGATACGAAAGAATTAGTTCTACCGCTGGACAAATCAACAAACTTTTTGGACAGACAAGAGAAAGGATTAATGAATTAAAAACTTCTCTTGCAGACACTTCACCTGGAATTGTTAGATTAGGTGGGGATTTAGGTGCCGTTGCTGATACTATTAGTGAAATAGCTATCGCTTCAAGAAGAAATGTTGTTGCGAATAAAGAAGATGTGGAGCAAATGTACGCGGCTCAGAAAATTTTAGGAACTTCTGTTGGGGAGTTATCTGAAAAATTTATGGATATTGGAGTTGGTATTTCCCAAATACCAGAAGAATTAGAAAAATCAATCAATTATATTCAAAGTATTGGTGGTAACACCAAACAGGTAATGAAAGATGTTCAAGACAACATGGGTCAAATGAATCGTTACCAATTTGAAGGTGGTGTTCAAGGTTTAACCAAAATGGCAGCCCAAGCGTCAATGTTAAGATTTGATATGGGTCAAACATTTGCATTAGCGGAAAAAGTGTTAACTCCTGAAGGTGCAATTGAAACTGCGGCGGCATTCCAAAGATTGGGAATATCTGCAGGAGCTCTCGCCGACCCATTTGCATTAATGAATCAGTCAATTAATGACCCATCAGGTTTACAAAATAGCTTGGCGGATGTTGCCAAACAATTTACTTATTTTGATGAAAAAACAAAAACTTTTAAAATTAACCCACAGGGTGTATTAACTTTAAAAGAAATGGAGACTCAAACAGGTGTTAGTGCTAGAGAGATGAGTAAAATGGGTCTTGCTGCTGCGGAATTGGACCAAAGATTATCAGCGATTAAAACAGCGGGACTTACAATTGCAAGTGAAGAAGACAAACAATATTTAGCTAACATTGCGACAATGCAAGATGGTAAATATAAAGTAACTTTAGAAGATGGTACCAAAAAAGAATTGGCAGAATTAACACAACCTGAATTTGATAAATTAATTGAACAACAAAAAACAGGCCCAAAAACTTTAGAAGACATTGCCAGAAAACAAATGAATTATTCTGACATAATTTCGTCTGATGTAAAGGCGATTAAATCGGCGGTTATTGGAGGTGCGGTAACACAAAAAGATTTATTAAGACTTTCAGAATCGGCTAGGTCAAGAAGTACTGATTTAACAGGAGCAGCATCACGAAACTTTGCAAGTCCTGAGGCAGTTAGAGGAGAATTAACAACAGCGTTAGGTGATATGAAATCACTGTATAAAGATATCCAAGAGGGTAAGAAAAAACCAACAGACGCTCTTAGTGATTATCTCAAAAAAATGGGAGAGCAAGGAGAAAACATTAATTCAAAATTATTATCTAGTTTTAACAAATCAATAAAAGAAGCTCGTAATAAAATTGATGTAGACAGCCAAACAGGATTAGATAGTATGGTTAGAGAAGGATATGATAAAATTTTAAATGAATTAGAAAAAAACGAAAATGCTGCTAAAGCAAAAGAAAAAAACACTGTCTACGGTAATAAAAATATATCTTCACTTATTGAAGGAAGACAAACAAAAGATTTAAAAGAATCTTCATCAACGGAAGGCGCTTTTGGAAGTAAAAGTCAAAATGTTACTCATGATGGTACAGTTAATGTTAATGTTAATTTTACAGGAAATGGAGCTAAAGATTTAAACTCATCACAAATGGAACAAGTAACTAAAGCCATTACAAGTACATTACGCTCTACAGCATTTTCACAAACATCATATAATAATGCTAATCCTGGTAATCCAACTAAAGCACCTAAAGAAGTTACGGTTTAATGATAAAAAATAACCCTCAATCTATTTATTAATAAAATAATTAATGGGAAGTCCTTTAGATTATATTAATTCGGATGGTTTCAGAAAGAAACTTATTGTTAGAAACTTAACACCTTATGCTAAGTCTCCTAACCGACCTACGCAACCAATTGATACAGAATATATTCAATCAGACACATCTGTACAAGATAGTCCTGACCAATTAATTGATATCCCATCATTTGCAAATCAATTATATCCTCTTAACCAATACGGTAATGAGGGTGGTTATGAACAAGTTCCTGACCCAAACGCATTGATGAATACCAAATCAAATGAAGGCGAATATGGATTTCAAGATGCACATATTGTAGACCAATCATTACCTGAATCTCAAAAATGGAAACCACTTAATGTTTTTTCAAATGGTTCACAAACACAAATTGATAGTGCTGAATTTTTTAATTCATTAGACAAACCACAAACCACAAACAACTATAACAATCAACCCTATCCAACTACATTTGTACCATCATTTTATAGTCCTTTATCTATATTATTATCTCCTGACCCTTCAGGTAGTAATGGTTCGTTAAGTCAAGATAGTTTTATTGCTCGTTTAGGGGCTCAAACACTTAGACGTGAGTTTGAAGAAAGGATTGCAGCACAAATTTATCAAGACACAATAGGTCACGCCAATATTTTAAATATTAATAGTGGTTCTGATTTAGTTAACATTATATCAGGAAATGTTCCGTTATTGGAACCAAACTACACAATCACGGTAAATGCGAATCCAATTTTAGCTGCTGCTAATTTTGCGTTAAGATTAGGAGGTAGTATTTTACCAACATCTACAATACCAGGTTCTTATTTTGACCCTACTGTTAATCCGGGACAACCAACAACAATACAACAATTATCATTGGCCTTTGGACAAAGTACTGTTGGTAATTTCTTTAATAAGTTAATTGGGGCTGGACAGACTGGGTCTCAAATTTTTTATAACAATACTGGTGCAGGACAAAAATCAAGATTGTTTAAAAATATTGATTATAACAAATACAAACCAAATTACGACAGAACTCTTATTGATAGAATTGGTGGTGCACTAACAGGTACTTTAACTAATAATAGTAATTTCTATGTTGGTAGTATAACATCAGACCCATCAAGAGTATTCTCACCAGGTGGTGATGTTCCTGTTAATGCGTTTGGACAAGAACAACAAACTCCTGTTTATGGTCCATCAGAGTTAGCTCAACTATACGAAGGTCCAAGTAAAGAAATTCGTTTAGGGGCTAATGGCCCTACATATTCAAATGGGGGTGGTGTTGAAGGAGGTTTTACATGGGTATCGCCTAAATATAAAGGTAATGCTGGTAAAACAGTTGGTATTGGAGGTGAAATTATAAACCAAGACCAAGACTTTAAACCTTCATCATATAATTCAACTGAGTCTACAGAAAGAACATTTAAACAAGGTTCAATATTAGACCAAACACAAAGAATTATTGATAGCCAACCTCAAGGCGGTAGAAGATTACAACATGTTGGAAATGCTATTGACCAAGTAAGTAAAGTCTTTCATGATGGATATAAAGAAATGACTAAAGGTTCAATGGTTTATAAATATACAGGAGCTATTGGACAAGAGGTAGGTACGGAATATTGTAGAGTATTTGCCAAAGATATACCTTACTTACAATATAATGACCTTCAAAAAGTTGATGGTATTACAGTTAACGGTAGAAGATTTGCTGATTCAGTATTAGATAATACATACAACCTTAATATTGCTCCAAACAAACAAGAAGGTGGGCAAGACTCTACAAATTTAATAGGTAGTGGGGTAAATGGTTACGCCAAAAAATATATGTTTTCTTTAGAAAACTTGGCGTGGAGAACCTCAAGTACTCCTGGATATTCTGTTTCCGATTTGGCAATTTGTGAAAGAGGTCCAAACGGTGGTAGAGTTATGTGGTTTCCACCATATGGATTAACTTTTAGTGAATCAGTTTCAACAAATTGGAATCAAAGTGATTTCTTAGGAAGACCTGAACCTGTTTATACATATAAAAGTACTCAAAGGACTGGTAGTTTAACTTGGAAAATAGTTGTTGACCACCCATCTGTGTTGAATGTAATTGTTAATAAAGTATTAGCAAACGAAACAAACAAAACTAGAGTTAATAGTATTTTGGACTCATTCTTTGCGGGATGTAGAAAATACGATTTATATGAACTTGCCAAAAAATATGCTAACATACCTCCTGGAGAACTATCTTATTTACAAGACATTATTAGTTCAAAAGATGTATCTAAAGAAGAATTAGAATATACCAAAGGAACCATTCAAACAGGAGTTAAATCACCTGATGGAAGTACAGACGTAATCTCCCAAGTTGGAGGGGGTGGTAATACAAAAGATTATTTTAAAAAATATGTTAATGTAGGGGCTTATTTTGAAAATGATTACCCAAAATCAAGTAATGTTTTCAATTATTCACTTGAATACATTAGATATACATCTTCGGCTAACGTAACGATATACACAGGAAAAACTAATGGAGCACAATTAGGGGAATTTTTTAACACTGTTGTCACCCCAAACTATGATGTTTTAACCGCAATGACACTTGATATTGGTAAACAATTAAGTGCTAATACTCAGGGTATTGTTACGGTCATGATTGATTCAAGTTGTTCAGCACCTGCGACACAAACATATAATGTTGAATTATCCAAACGAAGAATATTATCACTTAAGAAATTTTTTGAAGAAGATACTAATGTCGCAACGTTTGTCGCACAAAAAAGATTAATCATTAAAGAAGGTAAAGCGTTTGGTGAAAATATTCAAAACACTCAGCCACGTATGGCAAATAGTTCTACAGGCCCATTTACTGCTGACAATTTAACTAAACAAGGGACAACAGTAAATTGTACGGATAAAGATGTTAATACACCGGGTGGTGACACACAAGCGGGGTCAAAAGATATTTTCACAACAGCGGCGATGGCTTGTAGGAGAGCTTACATATCAGCAATTGAGTCAACATTAAACGCACCTAAATCTGAACCTGTACCACAATACACCGAAGTTACTGTTGGTAATGTTGTAACAAAAACAGTTAAAGAAGAAGTAATTACCCAAGAAAGAAAACCATACGATAATGTTACTAAAAGAGTTTTAAGGTCTTTATTATCTGAGTGTGACTATTTTGAAACAATTAAGACTGAAACACCGATGGTTTATGACAACCTTAAAGATAAGTTGAAATTTTTCCAACCGGCATTTCACTCAACAACACCTGAAGGGTTGAATACAAGACTTACATTTTTACAACAATGTATGAGACCTGGTAATACAATACCAACAATAAAACAAAACACGCCTCAAAGTAAACCAACATTAGAGTATAATAACGCTATTAACACGGCTTTCGGAGCACCACCAGTATTAATTTTAAGAATTGGGGATTTTTATAATACAAAAATTATTCCAACATCATTGGCATTAACATACGAACAATTGGATATTAATCCTGAAGGGATTGGTGTACAACCAATGATTGCCAATGTAACAATGGCATTCAATTTTGTTGGTGGTAGTGGATTAAAAGAATCTGTAGATAAATTACAAAACGCTTTAACCTTTAACTATTATGCAAATACAGAAATATATGATGATAGGTCTGATGTTACTGCAAATGAGGAGTTCTTAAAAGTATTAGATAAAGAATTTTTGGGATTAAATAATCCTCCAGCACCTCCTGCGATTAATCAAGTACAACCTAACGCAGGACAGGATAACAATGCTACAGTTGGAAAAATAACTAGTAATAATATTACCGCTAGTGGTGAAACGGGAACATTAAATTATTCAGAATTTATGGACAAAGTAGTTAAAGATACTCAAACGTATTTTACTACTGTTGTT